GCGGGTTCAATTCCCGCCGCCTCCACCATGCACTATCCATTCCCACTGTTATAAATCAATCACTTACAAGCCTGTCTTCACAATTCAATTGTGGCGTATAGGTGTCGTATGGTCTAAAAGTGTGACAAAAAACGTGACAAATTGGTTAATAAATATACAGGGGTCCATAGGAATTCCAAGGGACCTCGATTTAAACAATCGCCCGACATCTATTGGGCAAGAATAGGAGAAATACCATGAATACATACGAAGTTGAAATGAGTTCTAAGCCAGGAATGTGGGAATTCTACGATGGCACTGTAACTGTTCAAGCGCGTAACGATATTGAAGCAGAACAAATAGCAATTAGAAAATTAGCGACAGGCGCTTTTAAAGATAGAGGATATTGCGCTTGGCGAGTGCATGGCGTCAAGAGAGTTAACTAACCCCATACGCAGAGAGGATTGAGATATGTGGATTAAAAAATTCTTTAGCATGGAATCTGCAACAGGAAAGTTTTGTAGGTTGATGCAGGAAGCAGCACAAGAGCGCCGCCGACAAAGACATATTTGTTATTACGGCAAAGAATCAAAAGCAGGTAGCGTATATAACCACCCCTCACACAGTTAACTATAGGAGTAGATGATGGAAATACAAGCACTACCGCCATATGTTAGCCCTGAACATAAAGAGGTAATTAAAAACGGTGAAATCGCTTTGAAGAATTATGAGGATTTTTTAGCGGGGCAGTTGAGGAAACATTACAATTTGAATAATGAAGGCTGCATAAAGGCATCTGATGAAGATATTTATAATGCTCACCGGGATTTTAAATATGATCCAATTAGAAAGAAGATGATTGATCAAATATCTATCTTAAAACTTATGTATGAGCGGCCTAGACTTCTTGTTAATAACCCCATCGTTTAATGAGGTAGAGATATGAACAAGTTTGAAGATAGTTTGAGAGATGTTATATCAATAGCTATGACAGATGGATTCAGAGACAACATCGATGAAAAGCCTCATATAGACAATTTAAGAGATTTATTGAAAGAGCATATAGAATTGAAACACAAGAAACTAAATGAAAATGAATATTTTGCTTATTACGTTATTACTGAAGATTTTGAGGAGTTTCTAAATGACAAGTGATGAGATAGATGAACAGGCGATTGAGATATTAGAAAGGGAATTTCATTGGCACAGAATGAACGTTCAAACTCACATGATTACATCAGAAGAAATGGATCAAAGAGCTAAACACATCTGGAACCAGCTCAAAGCCTTAGATAAACCAGAAGGGGTTAGTGATGAGTGATATAGATAAGATGAAAGAGTTGTTGTATGAATTTGGTTATGAGAGTTGGAACTGCGGGCTGCAAAAAATTGAATATAATCCTGCCGAGGATATACCTATATTAGCCAAAGAAATAGCCGATCTACAGAATGGGTGGATTAGTGTTGAGTCTGCACCTAAAGATGGGTCAAAATTTATCGGGTTGTATCCGAATAGAAAAGTTTTTACGACTTGGTGGCAAGCTTATAATAATTATACTAAAAATAAAGATGGAGGGCATTCTGTGTCTAGCCATCGTCATGAGTGGACATACGACGAAGGCGATTCAATAGTCCCTTCTAGGAAATTAATTGCATGGCAACCACTACCAGAACCGCCAACTAAACCTCAAACGTCTTGATCGTCTTAATACATACTTTAGGAATACCAAGAACTGGCTCGTATGTGTCTGCTGTGTGATTGAAGTAGAAAGCAAGGTGGATATATTCGTCATCTTCTTTGACGACAAGACCACCATTTAGAATAGGATCAATAGCCATATCGTCATCTGCTTTACGTCGTTTGAACTCAGATGAATCAACCCATTCAATAAATGCTATTTTCATATGATTACTCAAAAAGAACTGAAAGAATTATTACATTACGATCCTGAAACAGGGATTTTTACTTGGAAAGCCACGCTTACAGGTACAGCTAAAAAAGGCGGAATTGCTGGGCACCAACATAAATCAGGGTACATAAAAATAATGATTAGAGGTAAATATTATTACGCTCATAGGCTGGCGTGGTTATATATAAACGCTAAATTTCCAGAGAAATATATTGACCATATCAATCAAACTAAAAATGATAACCGTATCGATAATTTAAGAGAGGCTACAAATTCCCAGAACCAGATGAATATATCTAAGCACCCAAGGAATACGAGCGGAGTTAGAGGCGTTTGTTACAATAAACAGACCGTTCAATGGAAAGTACAAATGAGAGTTAATGGGAAAGATGTATTTTTAGGTTATTACGATTATTTGATCCAAGCAAAAAATGTACGGCTGGAGGCAGAGAAATATTACTTTGGTGAGTTTGCTAACTAATCCATCCATCTGTACGCCCATATTTTTTCTTCAGGAATGGCTTAATGTCCATCTTCTCATATTTGCGGCAAAGGTAATTTAATGACACCGGCATGATGTCATAACTACCATCTTTGACTTCATGTTTATAAACTATCCCTTTCCAATGGTCTTTGTGCTGCGGGCCAATATAATCGTGATCATATAGATAGCAAGCACCTGCAACTAATCCTTGTATTGTTGTGCCGTTAATCAACTCTCTATTGCCGTACATTAAAACCTGTTGATGACCTTGGGTAAAACTAAACCCAATATTTTTCATGCGTGTGGTAATACTCTCTCCACTGTACGCTTTAGAGCTGCCATGAGGATAAAAATAATGACAATAACCGACGCCATCAATATAAACAGGCTTGAGAAAATCGTGAACGTGATCGTACCAATCGTTATATTCGAGGTCTTCAATACCAAAGAGTCCTTCAAACTCCGCGCTATTTTCAATCGCTCGTAATATGCGAGCCTCATGGTTACCCAAAGTAATATGAGTTTCACACCTATTCCAATGCTTATCATTGATAAGTTTTTCGAAAAGGATTTCATTTGCTTTCTTAACACACTCAAAATCCTCCTTGACTCTACGACCCTCAAATGACTTCTTCCCCTTGTTATAAGAAGATAGAGAAGCCATGTCAGCCATATCCCCAATGTTTACAATCACATCAGGCTTTTTCTCTAGTATGTAAGAGCCAATCCAGCGAAGATGATCGTTGGCTGTATTGGGTGTAATTTGCAAATCCGGGATTAGTAAATGTTCCCTAGTTGCTTTCATATCTACGTCCTGTAAAGTTTATAGGGCGTTATGGAGTTACCGCACGTTGTCAAAAAACTTCAGCTCTAAGGCGTCTTTATCTTCTGATACGTTTTCATAATGTTTATTTTGGAAATGGTTGACTTGAGATTGTATTGCATCAATCTGCTTTTGCTCATACTTTGCTATTAAGTCTTGACGGTCTTTTAGCCAGGCAACATTTCTGTCTATCTTTCCGTCAAGTGAGTTAGATAAGAGCGTTGCATAGAAGGCAACCGCAGCACCGGACATGGCTAGAGCTGGCAATAATGCACTCCAGTTAGTCTTGTTTACATCGCTTAATCGTGAGCTGACAATGCGCATAAACTCACGCAGATCACCGCTTAATGTTTCTACGTTAGATGTAAGACTGTCTAAATGCGCCTCGATCCCTGATACTTTTCTATCAGTTGTTTTTAGCTCATCGGCAAGCGATGAATACTTGTTGTCAACGTCCATATTATTGTTCTAGTTCTAATGTTTTAATCGTGACTTTACGAGCGTTGTATTTGCGAATATCCGTAACAACGTTCTCGATAATCGGCCAACTTGTTTTGATATGATGGATGTCTGTAGTAAAGGCATCACAGTTACGTGTTGCCATGACGCCATCACGACATGCTTTCAATAACTCTGAATGAGTTTTATTAACATGCCCTACTACATCACATGCCAGCAGCGGCGCCGAGAGCAGCGCCGATAGACCAGTAAGCCATATCACGAATGCTACCTTCACCATCTGGTTTCCCCTCATGTTGTTTTAATTCCCGAACATAAGCCGCACCCACCACAACAGGGATAGCAAACGGGCCAATAAACATACTTAAACCATAGGAAGCGGCAAACCCAATACCTGCATGGGCTGCCTGATCGATAGCTTCATTAGCGTGAACAGGATTTAAAAGTAAGACTAAAATTAAGAGACTTCTTGCCATCGGTTTATCACTCTCATACGATATTCGTTAATACTGGCAGCGACTTCAGCGGGGCTGGGTTCACGAACAACATTGCCGTCTTCATCCCGATACTGAGAAAGTACTTGTTTGATTTCTTCTTCGGACAAACCCCATTTATTAACAATGTTGAGTCCCGCTGCAATCAGCGTTAACCCTTTTGCAACATCGTCGCCATATTCGTTAACCAAACCGGCTACGGTTAATACGCTTGATAAGCTCATTATTTAAACTCCTGTCGATATTTAGAAGGCAACGCTTCAACAATGGCGATAAAAATCCCCTGTGCTAATTCAACCTTGTTATAGCCTTGCTGTAAGGCATCGCCGATTTCACCACCAATCACATTACATCGAGTGGTATCCTGAACATCGGGGTTAGAACAACGGTCTTCCTGTTCCTGTTTTAGCTCGTAGTATTTCGCGTAACCCTGATTAGAGGCTTCCAGTAGATCGAATCCTTCCAACACCTTTAAATGCAGGTCTTGTGCTCTGCCTTCAGTAATCACGCCTTGGTTCATAAGATCAAACACAATTGAATCCGCTAAATCCAACTTAGCTGCTGAGACAATTAACGCCTCACCAACATTCTCAGGTTTTGTAGCGCATCCGGTGACTGCAAAGGCAATCGCCAGGAATAAAAACCCTAACTGCTTCTTAATGCTTAACTGCTTAATCATTTACTTTTCTCCAATGTTTCAATAAGTATTCGCTTATCTGTATCCGGTAACTTGCTTGTATCGATTTTGATAATATTAGGGTTGCCGAATGTTAGTTTTGCACTGGCAGATAACCGGCCATAAAACGCTATAACCAATCCACCTATCTGCATTAAAATAGTAAGAAAAATATCCAGATCAGTTTCAGTAACAGCGATATCGCCATTAGCGAATGCAGCACCTAATGCACTGATTAGAATTCCCCAAATACCTTTGCTTTGTAAAAAGTTCTTAGTGTCCATTTCTATCTCCTGTCCTCGTATGCTCGTCTTAACCAGCCTTTCTCAAACTTCTGGTTTTCTTTTCTTGCGTAAATAAATAACCGATACAATCCCGCTGCTTCACTTTTCATCGCAGATATCAGTTGTTTGGAATTACAGCTATTGGCTGCCATGATGGTGTGAGGGCCGATTAATCCGTCATCTTTTGTATACTGACCACAGGCACGACACGCTCTCTGTAGTAACTTGTGGCCGTTCTTAGCGCCCATGTTGATTGAGTGGTCAAATGTCTTAATTGCTACTTCCTCACACTGCAATCGGTCGTAGTTGTACGCCATCCACCAATCTCTTAAATAAATGGCTTTTGCGTCTTCTAGTGTTATCGAGGCGATGTCTAAGTGAGGATAAGTCCGTTTACTAATACCAAACTTAGTCTCTCCCCCTAAATCGGAAGAATCGTTTACGTAGCCGCCCTCTAGCCCAATGATTTTTTCGAAGGCTTTTTCAAACGTGCTCATTAGTATTTAATGATCCTGTATGTGCCCATATTGACTGAGCGGGTTTCATTACCACCGGTCGAGCCTACAGAAGCTGCTCCTATAGGAATGGTAGTACCACCAGATGCGCTAACTACTCCAGAGGTGCTGCCAACAACTCCTGAATGTGTGTGCGCTTGAAGTTCGTCTTCCTGTCTTGTACCCGCGTTATCACCACTCGTGCCATCACCGCGATCTGCACGACTTGATGCATCTGGGTCTAAATATTGAGTGATTGTGTGTGTGCCTGAACCTGCGCCAGTAATATTGATTTGCGTTCCAGCTAACGCATTTGCGTAAGATGTCGCTAACTGAATTTCATCTGCATCAACATAAATTGTGTAATAAGTAGTACTTGCAGAAAGTCCTGTTGGGAGCGTTGTGGTTGAACTAACCCTGACAGGAATACCATTACGATAATATCTGTGATTAGAAGCTGTCGTTAGTTCGTCTGTTCCAGCATCAGCAGTAAATTCAAGATCAGGGATGTCCACAGTGTAACGAGAAAACATGCCACGCCAATCAGGGAGATTAAATGTTGTTGATCCGTCGCCGTCACCATATTCCGAGCCAATTAGGGAAAACAATGTCGCGTATGTAGTTCTTGATACTAGCTGACCATTACACAGAAGAAATCCTGATGGTTCAGTTGAACTAGGGTAGTCAAACATCGCACCCGCAGGAATAATGCCTGTTACGGCCCCAGTAAAAGTTTTATCGCCAGTAATCGTTTGCGCGGAAGATAAATCAACCCCACCATCTTTTAATGAAATATAATTCCCCGACGCGGAAACAATAAATTCCAAAGCACCTTTTACCGGAATAGATACAGACCCGTTAGTTGTCCCATCTAACGCATCACCAGAATTTGCCAGATCAACAGTAATTGCAGACGAATGAGAGTTGTATACATATACCCTGTAACCAGTTGACACAGAGGCGACAGAGATTAGAGATATCGTTACACCAGCCGTTACATTGAGTACTTTGTTATAATCACCGGCAACTGTGGTGTAATTGGTTGACTTTGCATCTGGCCCCTGATTAAAATGACTAGTAAGAGCGGTTTGCAGGGAGTCGACCTGATCTGCAATAGGGTCAGATAGTTTTGTTTTATGCTTAGACCAGTTAACCTGGTTAGACGCAGCTACCGTTCCATCGTCAGCCGGAGGGCTGGCATTGTAACCTGATCTTGATACTGTGCTGAATTTAGTGCCCATTAACTATCCTTGTTTATGAGAAATCTATTAATACTTGTTTTGTTCGTATATGGATGCGCCACCCCATACTCAGATAAAGGGTTGATGGGTGGTTATGATGATTTGCAACTAGCGGAAAATGTTTTTCAGATACGATTTAAAGGCAACGCATATACCAGTAAAGAAAAAGCTGCTGACTACACGCTATTAAGAAGCGCGGAATTAGCTAAAGAAAACGGGTTTGGTTACTTTATAATTACCGAGAGAGACTCTTGGAATAAGATTTACAAACATCAGGAACCAGACAAATCAGAAACATCAGGCTCCGTACGTGTTATGAACAAAAATTCAGCAACGTATAAAGAAACTACAGTTACCGAAAGAGGTAGCTCTCTTACGTTCCTCAAGCCAAGAACAGAAAATACAATTGTCTGCTTTAAAGAAAGACCTGATTCATTAGGGTCGTTTTATGATGTAAACTTTATTATCCCGCAACTAAAATCAAAGTACGGGATCACTTCTCAAGAGTAAACTCTTGAATAATATCGCCTGCAATAGGGAAGTTTTCTAACAGCTTAAATTCAAAATCCTCATCGCTTGCTAATGCGTCAATATCTGTTCCCGCTTTATCTAACAATTGAAGTCCAATAGCAAATGGAGTACCAATCTCACTGCCAGCTATTTTAGCGGTAGCCTTCCCTATCTTTCCTCGTTTTAAATCAGGCTTTGCTCTGTCGATATTAAACTTAGATAAACCGTAAGCACGAAGCAGGTTTGCGTAAGCTGAATCCGACATCTCCCACTCACGGCCCAACATGAAGTCTTTAATAACATCAGTTCCCATGTTTGCTGCCATAAATAAAGCGGTGTACTCCATAATGCGAGACATGCCACGAACGATCTGTTTCTTATTGCCAGTCGCAATACCGTCCGAGATATCCCTTAACGCTGTTCTTCTGATTAAGTCCACCTGTTTAATAGTGAACGATTTCAGCATGTAGAGAATTCTACCGTTAGGAATCTGTATATATTTTAGCGGCATTTCTGCAAGTGAGATAGGCTGCGTATCTGATAGCCTGTTAAACAGGAATAACGCCATATTCTCGCTAGGATTATTATTAGCAATATCGCCAATAAGATCGTCTATCTCTGAACCAAACTCCGCCGCGTAGGTATTCCTGAATCGCTTTACCTTGCCCGGATCAAGCTTGCCGTTTGTTAATAGTGATTTCTGGGCTTTGATCCTGGATGCGTTGATTGATGTGGTCTTACCAAACTGGTCTACCATGTTAAAACCTGACCATCTAAACATTGTGTCCAGAAATTTAGCTGTCTTTGCGGCATCCTCTATTTCAGCAGATATCCTCACTACGCCAATATCTTTAGCAGTTAGTGGTACTTTTCTTCTAAGCGTTTGCCCTACTGACTTGGTAGTATTGTAAACACCATTGTAATAAGCAGATAACGCAAGATCACCAAACTGAGTAACAGCAGAACGGATTTTAGCAATTGTTGCTGCGTAGAAGATATTCTTTGCGTTCTGAAGTATTTGAGATGACGGTGCTTTAGAATCTACTGTTCTTGCCTGTACATAAGCCTGTATTTCCTTGAAGTCATCCGCATTGATCTTACCTTCGTCCTGTAGCTGTTTGACAAGTTTACCAATGGAGTTATTCTCACCCAGATTTTTGCCAAAGAACTTTTGTGTCTCAATGTTTTCAACGGCTGACTGAATGTAACCCTCTAACGATCCTCTGAAACCAGCGTAGAACTTCTTATTCTCAGGGGTCACTTCTTCAACACGACGTTCTTTAAACTGGCCCATCTTGTTTGAGGTTTGACGGCCCGCCAGCACAGAGTTAATTACTTCGTACTCTTCCTGAGGGGTTAGTTTCCTGCCCTCTTTTGCTTCGACTTTCTGAATGGCTTTAACTAAATTGATATCGCCCTCAACACCAAATGATCTCTTTAATCCTTCGAGGTCTTTTACCCGTCTTGGCCAGAAGTTTTCCAATCGGTTGAATTCAATGCCTGCTGACTCTGCTTCACCTGCCAGTTCTTCCAATAAATTGATCGCTTCGTCAAACCCATTGATTAGGTTATGAGCGTGTTTCTTTTGATCTGACTTGGATAAGCGTTCTGCATTCCGTTGTAGTAAGTCCCTTGCTTCATCAAACTTTCCGTTAGAAACGAGCAAGTCAAGCTCATCTTGTGCTGCTTTAGGAATAGCTCTTGTTGCCCGAACAAATGGATCAATTCTTTTTAAATGATTCGCTGTTCTGACAGAAATGGAACCTTCAAAGTTACGTGCTAATCCCTGTAATCTTGGGTCTATATTCTCTAATACTGTAGAGATAGGGGAAAGCAGTTCGCTTGCGCCCTTCGTAAAACTGTTGAAGTGTGTTCGCTTTCTACCTTCTGGTACTTTAGAAATATCCCGGCTAGGAATGTTGTCGTCCAGATCAACATCAACTTTGTTTTTGATTTCTGTTTTTGTCTCACCTCTTGGCTTGGAATCTATCAGCGGGTCTTCAAGAGTGGGAATAATATCTTCGACTTCATCCAGCGCATCTGTAGGTGACTTGCCTTCTTTGATTACCTTGTCTGCAATTTCTTTTTGGACAACTTCAGCCGTTTTCCCTGAGTTTTTAACGGCACGGCCAACCACTTCACGGGTAGGTTTACCAAGTAAAAATAATGGGCCTAAAGCAAAACCAGCAGCACCCCCTACTCCCGCAGCAAGCGTGATACGTCCAGCATCCTTTACTTCGTTAAACCTGTTTAGCTGCTCACGTGTTTCAATCCCCGCCTCAATCATCGCCGCTGTCACACCGGAGCCTGTCATACCAGCAAGGGTTTTGGTAACCGGTCCTGCGCTCTTTGAGATAGCAGCAACCGCCCTTACACCAGAAATAAACCCACCCGGCGTTGCAAGCAACTCAGGGTTTTTTGTCATTTCATTTAAGATGGCAGCAGTAGACGCGCCGGGATTATTTGCAATTGAGTTGTAGACTTCTTTGGCAAGTTTCTTACCAGCCTCAAAATTTATCTCTTGACCTAACTCGGAATCAAGCTCGATCCCGATTTCCTCTCTCAGTCCTTTATTGAGATTGGATAACTGTTCTTCTGACATGCCTTCCTGCAATCCCTTTTGAAGGTATGTCTTGGATATTGCTTCAGCACGTTTCTTTGCATAAGGGTTTGCGTCTTTAGTGAATAAAGACATCATGCCAGAATACGTTCTTAATAGATTGAGCGGATTAACAGTCGCGGCAATATTGTCTAGCGGATCATCAGAAAATACATTCTGGGAAGTACCAGACACGAAAGACTCAGTAGGGTCTTTTATTGCTTCGTTAAACTGGTCAATGAACCCGGGCCTCTTTAATTGATTAGCCGCTTCTATAGGATCATCTGTAGGAGATAGATTTGTGATATTCCCACTACCACCCTCAACAAAAGATTTAATAGTATCTCGTCTTTTATCTAGTGGATTAGTGCTTGCCCCAGAATTCAGCTCTGCTAGTTCTTCGCTGGTAAATGGGCTTGAGTTAGCATTTAGCTCTTCTGTTTCCTCTTGAGAAAAAGCAAAAGAATCTGCTATAGCCGCCCCAGAATTCAGCTCTGCTAGTTCTTCTTCAGTAAAGTCGGCCATTTACTGAACCGGCGCCCATTGATTATTACCTAAATACCTAGCCTGCTTGCCTGAAGATAAAACCCTAATTTCCCCGACAACAGGAGGGCGCATCTTGCCAATAATCTTGGCAGCTTCTTGAGGGTCGAACGATGTTTTTTCATCAAATGGTACAAAGTTGTCTGCACCTGTTGTTATAACTGCTCCCTTAAGCGCTGTTGATGCCCTAAGTAAAGCCTCATTAGATGACAATCCAGGAGTCGCCTTTTGGATAATTCTTGATAACTCTGAAGTTGCTTGAGCGAAACCCCTTTTATCCGTATCTTTAGATATTTTCTTGTAATCAACATCGGACGACAAGAATGTTTCAGCATTCTTTACGTCATTAGCTGAAACTTTAGCTGGCACTCTTGAATTAAGCGCAGCTGTCTCTGCATTTTTGGCTGCTGTCTGTGCATTAAGGATATCAACTTCATTTAATCTTTGCTCAGTCAGCTCTAGCTGTTTTGATGAGTTATCAACACGACGTTGTTCTGTATTAGCTTTCTGCTGTTCGATATCAGATAACGAGATGTTATTTAGTATTGCCGCATTCTCAGCGCCATACTTAGCCCCAAATTCCTGTATGATCTTTTGTCGTCTAGGATCGTTATCAGGCATGTCCTTTAAGGCGTCGGATATCACATCAAATGCTCTTTCCTGTTCCTCATCCTGAAGCTTCAAACTACGCTTTAATTCAGCCTGTCGCTCACGATATTCTCGATCAGCGTCAGACTGTTCTTTTTGGAAATCGCGATTCTTTTCGTTTTCATTACGTCTGAATTCACGGTCTTCTTCTTTCTCGCGATTACGTCTTTCTTCTTCGCGAGATTCAGCCTCACGACTTCGAATGCTGTTAGCAATATCTCCTGACTCATCAAATCCAGCTAACGTTGCAGCAATCAGTCTTTGCCCAAGGCCTCTTTGAGAAACCGGCTTTTTGGTATCTTCAAGAAAGCGGTCTAACGCGCCCTGTGCGGCTCCGTTTATTCCTGTTATTTTTGGTCCTATTGGCATAATTATAATCCGAAAAATGCGCCACCAATCTTAATGGCGGTGTCGATTGGATCGCGTCCTTCACCATCAGGATCAAGTCCTGCAATCGGTGAAAGCCCTAACAATGAGAGTTCTTCGTTAAGTCGCTGTTGTCCGATCAGGTTTAAAAACTCTAATACCTGTTGCTCCTGATTTGCCGTTGACTGTTGCTGTCTTAACCCTTCAGCATCAGCACCCAGAATTGAGTTCAGGATATTAGCCTCTAAACCTAGTGACTCTCTATCCAGTAAAGCACGTTGATCAGATAAGTCTCTCTCACCCAAACGTCGTTGCTCGCCCAATGCGCTGGCCGCCAATGAAGAGCCGTTTAAACCTCTACGTGCAAAGCCTCTTTCTGTGCTTGCTAAAGACTGTTCGAGATTATCTCTGAACGGTCTTAATGCGGCGTCAGTAACATTACCAACACGCGGTAACAAGTTTCTAAAATCTGAGACTACTTGTGAGGCTTGACCGGAGGGGCGAATACCCTGAATACGGCTTAACAACCCACGTACACCTGCTAATCCTTCGTCCTGAATCCCGCGAATAGAAGGATCAATTTGTGTGGTAAAATCGTTCGACCCCTCTCTAACTGCAAAGCTCTTTTGAACGCCGTTACGCTTTACAAAAAAGTCTTCAGTCGGTTTTGCTTTGCTTCCGAATAGTGGCATTGAAGGCCTCCTTGCCTCTTACCTGATATAAGTACAAATCCCCATCTTTTGAACCACCTCTTACATTTCCTAAAGGGTGGTTATATGGGAACAGCACTCCGTAAGTTGTTACTCGATTAAAGAATGGAACATCCTGTTCCAGCACTCTTAGCTCTACACATCCGACATTGGCGTTCTTCATCATTCGAAAATAATTAACTGCCATACGAAGCTTGTTCTGTTTGGTTGCCCAAGGAAAATATTCAAAGTAAGGCTGGATATTCCACCCGTCTGACTTCTCTGTAATTAACCCAATCGGGGCTTTATCACCGCTATTGATTTTATTCTTGTCTTCAACGATCAATATTCTTGTGCAGTGGTTATAAAGGTCATCAACTTCTAGGTAAAATTGTTCTTTCTCGATGCCTTCTGGAAGATCGAAGGAGCCTCTTAGATAAGCTGCCCATAAAATCTTGTAGTCTTTTTGATCTTGATCTAAAGGATTTAGCTCTCTTATATAAGGCTTCCCTTTTAAATCGATGCGTTTTCTTTTTACGAGCGATAATTCTTTCTCATTCTTCAATGTTAACGCTGTCAATTAAAAACTCCTTTTCAGTATCTAGGGAAAGTTCCAGAAACGCAGAACTTCCAAGTCCACCAGGCGAAAACCCCTGTGATTGTTGAGCAGCACCCAGCAAAGTAGTTGTGCCGTAATAAACAGCGCCACCATAATAATAAGCCCCACCATAAACAGTCGGGGATTGATCTTGTTGCTTTAGCTTGATAGTTGATGTGGTTGAATAAAGCTCATCAGAGAAATCAAGTGCCAACGTTAGATCAACTTCACTCCTTCGTCTGTACTTAACTCTACCTTCTACGCTTTTACCTCTAATCTGTATGAGGGGTAATTTGCGGCGAATCTCAATCACACCCGATCCACCGTCACCCTCACCAGTTCCATCCATTTTGAATATATTCCCATCTGTATCACCCCAATACACAGAATATTCTGTCCCGTTGGGAGAGCGCATATAAGCCACAGACGTGGCATTAAATTGTGAGTCATGCGTTGTTGTAAATGGAACCCAAGGGCTTAACTCAGTACCGATGAGATGTTTGTATAATGCCAGACATTTGTTCGTTCCAAACATATAGACTTTCTGTCTGGACTCGTCATATACCATTTTTGTATTACCAATGGTTGCAATGGTTTCAGGTATCTTTATTGATAAGTCATTAGCCTGTACGTCACCGGATGTGTCAACCGCCCTGAGTGATTCTATTGCACCTTTGCGCTGCCATATCCAGTCATTACCAATATTAACAAACGCCTGTTCGCCAATCGCGTTAGACTTGGCATATAGTGGGACGATATTGTAATTGGTTGTGTCTGTTCCAGTGATTTCGTAAATACGCCCGTTCACTGTTGAAACAATTAGCTTCTCGTTAAACACATCAAACCCATTAATTTCTTTCAGGTCTGGTGTTGTTAAAAAGAAGGCAACATTTGCCGTGCTGGGAGAAGATGTTGAGTCTTGCCCCTTCCCTCGTGTTGAAGGATCAATGGTTCTTGGGTCTTCAAATGCAGACGCCACAATGACATGCGGCAGGTCTACCGAATTATCATTGACATTTGCATACCACATGCGGTTGTTAAATGCTTTGGCATATTTCGCTTTGGTGTTCGTACCACCTGATGAAATCATATTGCCAAAGGTAGTACCATCCCATCGCTTAATTACATTGACTTTATTCAGATCAGTAATCGCAATAGTTTGATCTAACTGCCACGCTTCTGAAATAAAATTACCACCTGTGGTTACTGTTGATACCGCAGTCCCTAACGAACTGGTTCCATCCCATTCATAGACTTGCGTGTCGGCAATAACAACAGTAGATGAAGTATCAGATCGATCAATCAATTGGCAAATACCATTAATCTCTCGTGCTGATCCTTCAGTAACCTTGAGGTCGAAAGCCATCCTTGGCCGGAACTGCGAGTTCCCAACCTCTAATTCAAAATTTCTACCGGATATACATTCTCCAGTTGAAATGAATTCATCATTTAATTCGTTAACCCCACCAGGGAAGACAAACTCAGGCATACTTTCTACCGTATCGGTTGCTCGCTTGCGTCGGTCTGATTAAATGTAATAATGCTGCCTTGGAAGAAGACCAGACGGGGTTGTCTTCCATGCGCTGTATTTGTATTTTTTCAGCAAGTACCTTCCACCGCTCTGATGCCATTGCAACAAATACCTCATCCTGCTCTGATGTTTGGAATGGAAGCTCGTCTGTCTCTGATGTCGGCATTGTCTGTGCCTCATAATCAAACGAATAGGTTAAGACAGTCGAAGGCACTGGGTATAAACCTATCTGCCTTGGCTCGTTACTGTTTTCTTCTTCATACCACCACTCGGGGCGGCCTGTTTGTGTATCCCACGTTGTATAATTCTGTCTTAAACTGTCGTAACCGCCTTTATATTCGTACAAATAATCGTTATTCGTATCACTTGGACGTAAAAAAGGATGCTTACCGTAAAATCGAGAGAAGTTTGTAGGTAAATCGTAAGTTCTGGTATCAATAACGGTAGTAATTGACCCATTCTTCTTCACTTCTGAAGGAATGGTTCTGTCCGATACAAGGTCGATAACCTCTAACTTAATCGCACGTACTGCATGATTGCGTGTTGTTACGTGCTGAGTGCCTGTAAATGACATTAAGTCATCATCATCACTAGAGATGACGTTATTATCTCTCAGTACTCGATTGACAGCGGCTAGGAAATTCATGCTTTCTTCTTGGCTACCTTTTTAGTCGGGGCTACCTTTTCAGGAGGCTTAACTTCGGTCGGAACACTCTTTGACACAATGCCCAATGAGGATAATCTTGATGCAATCACATCAATGACATAATCGGGAGAATGTTGCGAAGGGGGAATTGAACCACTGGCATTCTTGACCATGAGTACCTTTTCTGATTCGCCATTAAAACTGACTTGAACTTTTATTACTGCGTCCATCTTTTCTCCATAAAAAAAGGGAGCCATAGAGACTCCCTTCAATAAGGTTAATAACTTATCATTGTATGGTGTTAAATTCTGTTGCCAGAGTTCTAACACGAACTAGCCAGTTATCATTGAGGATTGCACCTGCAAACCATGCCTTCCAACCCACTGAAGCAACTTCGTTCAATGGATCGCCAGCACCGGCAGAGCCTAACTCTTTAACAATGATATCGACAGCAGGAATGTTGTCGCCAGTTCGGTAAACATCTTTAATGTGTTGCTCACCTAAACCAACAGAACCAATCGCTTCCATACCTAAGATATATGAATCGTACACATCGTTCTGAGTGTCGCCTGTTCCTCGGAAACCTGATGCTGAAGATGTACCTGCGTCTTCAGTAATCAAAGCGTCTTCAGAAGTCTTCAACCAACGAACATTATCGATGTAACCGATTTCACCAGGCATAATTTCCATATGACCAGCGTAACGCTCAACTTGAACGAAACCAGTTAGATTCTCAATGTCGCGAGCAACATCAGAATGACAAATACCCATGTAAGCAGCATCGATTGGAGTTGAGTTCTCAATCGTTCCGCCTTTACCTAGGCCCATGAAGTGCATTGCATCTTGACGATCCAGGAAGCTTACTGCTTCTCTTATATCGTTTAATGCCATTGCAGTGACAACGGTTGCTTCTGTAGTTGCAGAACCAGCATGAAGGATGTTGGCTGCACCGTCATAAACGCCTTCCATAATGGCATTTAATGAACGGCCTGCGTTCTCACCCATTTTCATTGCATAACGAGCAGACGTTGAATTAACAGACATCAATTCAAGATCGTCTTCAAGGTAAAGTACGTTTCCATACTTTGCCATGTCAGCAGTGATTGGGGTGATGGTTGGTGTAATACCATTACGAGTCGGAAAATCAAATGTATCCGACAAAGTTAATGGTGAGGTTGCTTTTGCAAAGTTCTCGATTCTCTCCCAACGGACAGTACGAGTACCTTGGTTTAATTGCAGAGAATTCTGCATTGTTGGCGCAAATAGCGGCGCTAACCTTTTAGCCGATTTTAATAATGTCTTGATAAGAGCATTGTTTACCGAAGGAAAGCTGACCGAGCCATCGCCACGTTGGACTAATCCAGTAGCCATAATTCAAACTCCTTTTGAATTGGGCATCCTTTTGTGTGAGGTCTACCCTTGTAAGATTTTCCCTATCGCCTTATTAAAGTCGTCGTCACTTAAATTCATAAGTTCCTTCTCTTGTTCTTTATAAGGGTTGGGTGCTTCGCCTCCACCACTTGTTGAACGTATATTTGCGTCGAGTAGTGCGGACTGTGTTTCTGCGAGATTCGGATCGATGACTCGACCAAACTCCTTTGCGGTTTCCTTGGCAACTAAATCCAATGCTTTCTCTAGTGCTTGAGGGTTGCTGTTACGTGCGTCGTAAATCTTTCTAAAAGAAGGATCGTTGTCGTACTTTTCCTGAAGCATAAATTTGCATTGGCTTTCACTCTTAACACCGGACAGCTCGCTAATTTTAGAGACTGCCGAGTTGATTTCTTTATTCACTCTTTCTGTTTCAAAATGGTTGATGATCTGATCCATTTTGCTGAATTTTTCCGCTATTCCAGAAACATCAAATTTTGGCTGTTGCTTAACTGGTTCTGGGGTAGCTTCCGTATGGACTTCTTGTGTCTCCACATTGGGTTCCGACAAAATCTGATCCATTGTTATTTCTTCTGATACTTCCTGATTTTCTTGAGCGTCGCTCATAAGTTCTCCTTCATTCCTAGTTTCTTTAAACACAATAAGTAACCATCAATCATTGCTGACCGATGCTTCATATCTTCTATATTGCCTTTTTGCGTATCCCAATGAAGATGGGACGGGGTTTCTTTAATTAGTTGAGCCTTGATCGTTTGATATTCCTGGCTCGTTCTGAACTGTAGTAATGCGGTTTTGTAATCCATCATGCTTCCATTAATAGAACTATTAATCTTGCCACCATTCTCTTATCTAACTCTTTGCCAATAAGGATCGATTCATCAACCTCAACCTCTTTCATGGGTTGCTCAAAACTGGAAACACTAGTTAGACTGTTGATGTAATCTTCGATAGCCAACTTCATTGTTGAGCCATCATCAGTTGGGACTTCTATGATGTCTTTAGCTATATCGCTAAAAGTTAAACCTGGCGGTAAATCTTCAGCTATCGATTGAAGTTGTTTCTTCTTCTCTTCGTCAGATAGTTTCTTTGCATTGATATGCTTGATTCTATCTTCTATCCATTCACCACCAGCGCCACTCGGCTGATCACTAATGACCTCTTCTTCTACATTAGTGTTGTAACTTAACGTGGCATCTTGTCCAGATGCAGAAAATGTCCCACTTTCAGCGCTGATAACACTGTTAAGTAAGAACGTTACGTTCTGCCCTGATACGCTATAGCTGGCAGAATTAGCAGTTAAAGAATAACTGCCAGCAGGGGTATAAACTAAAGTGGCATCAGTGCCAGTGATGGTGTAAGTGCCGGACTCTGAGCTAACAACAAGAGTTCGCAACAGGCTTGCATCTGTACCGGCGACTGAATAAACACCCGACTCAGAACTAACAGAGTATCCTGTAAGAAGCGATACATCTGTGCCTGTTATCGTGTATGAATCACTATCAGCAGTGAGTACATAACTTGCTTCTAACCCTGCTGCCTGACCCGTAATACTGTAGCTGTCGCCTTCAGCAGAAAGCACATAGTTAACAGTGAACCCAACATCCTGCCCAGATACAGAGTAAGTGCCTGACTCTGCACTAACAATCTTCCCAATCTGGAATGAAGCGTCTGTGCCTGTAAATGTATAAGCGCTTGACTCTGCATTAACTGTATAGTCAGCAATCAATCCTGCATTTGCGCCAGAAACTGTATAAGCGCCTGACTCTGAAGAAATTGAATAACCAGCTAATAAACTGGCATCTGTTCCAGCAACAGAGTAAGCAGTTGACTCTGCGCTTAAAGTTCTACTGTATTCAAGAGAAGCTGCTGTTCCTGTAACAGGGTATGAGCCGCTTTCAGCATTGATCTCATAGCTAGCCAATAAACTGGCCGCTGTTCCTGATACTGAAAATGTTCCACTATCACAACTTAATGTATATGCGGTTGCGGCAGACGCCGCTTTGTACGTCTGGGCGCAATTCATCCAATTGGCTGAATTTGTCCACGTCCAGTTCGGGTCATCATCCTGATTGCCAGCCAGATATGACATTGCTGTCAAGATGTTATAATCTTTGTTAAACGGGCCTACATCAGATTCATAGGTTGATTCTTTAGTGTGGCCTGTACCACCAGCAGTTAATCCAGAGACCGTTCCGGAATTGTTCTGTGTAATTGACAGAACAGAAACAATCAGATCGTCGTTATCAACTGATGTTAACGTCAATGCATTGTTTGACGTTGCTGATGCGCCGCTGTCTGTGTCACTACTTCCACGAGGCGTTGTCTGATCAACGCCTGTTAAAAGCATACAGGAGACAGCAGGGCCGTCGACTGTTGATCCCCAGTTACAAACGATGTTGGCTGTGGTTGCCGTGGGTGCGACTAAATCCCACAAACCCGTTGCGTAAAAACTGTCTTGTGTTGCGGTAAGCCTGGATGTCAGATTTTCTGACGTGTTCCACGTAATAGAAGATGGTTGATTAGTCGCATCATCATTTGATGCGGGGCATACAACCAAAACCGTATCTGAGCCTGATACAGTAAAACTTGAAATTGTTAGGCTTGAAACTCCATTGCCGAATGCACCGCTTGCACCTGCTCTTGCAGCAGCCATATCAGACCCCTAACTTAATTCGTTCTTCTTTTGTAATGACTTTCTCATCAACCGCATTAAAGGAAAATGCTTTTCGGGATTTTAATTCAACCCTTGTTTTACGGTTTCGTCCTTTCGGTAAGACAACACCAAGACCCGCTGTTTTAGGATTAATAAAATCACGCTTTGACGGTTCGCCAGTAAAGGTAGCCCCTGCTATTGGATAGAATTCACCATTGTCTATTGAGATATATACGACTATCTGACAAACAACATCTTTCTCATCATCAGGGACGCTATCGCGCGGAACTGACACATAAAAAATATCCTGATCCGCGTCGAGAGTAATATCTCTACTTAATGCCGATTCGTCAGCATTAAGTGACTTTTCGGTAATAATGTCTCTTTCAGGAATTCTCACTATATTACGAGATCGTTAAAATACTCGCGCCAAAATCAACAGTAAACGACTCCCCATCCTGCAATGTTAATGCTGACCCATAATCCCACCAGCCAATTAATTGATCGTTAGTTGAATTATGTAAAACAACATATCTGAATGGGCCAACTGTTCCGCCAGACGCGGTGATTGTTACATCTGTTCCAGTGAGTGTTCCTGTGCCAGAAGCTTCACTATATGCGTTCTGAGTATCAACCGGCGCTGTATAACCATTTTCATTAGTGATTTCAGCCAGATCAGCCTTTACGTTATCTAGTGATGCGCTGGGTGTAGCGTTAGTTAGATAGACATTTAACGTATCTGTGTTTAACTGCTGCCCTTCAACGCCTAAACTACCTACAAAGCTTTCAAATTTATTAAATGTCGCCATTGTTTATTCCTTTACTGTTTCTGTTTTGATGCCAATAGGCATGCCTTCTTTGTCTAAAATAATCTTTTTAGGCCTGCTTGCGTTCTCGACATATTTAATAAATGTCTTGATTAATTGCTCGTTGTCTTTATCTGAATTATTCTTTTCAGGCTTAACCTCTCTATTAATCTCATTAGCCCGCTGCTCTGATTTAACTTTTTCTATTTCAGATTGCATGCCCACCATGAATGATTGCTGGTGATGAGTCTGCTTTAACTCTTCCTGTAAACTCTGTGCGCGTGTCTTCTGTTCCTGCGTTTTGAGTTTTTCTTCTGCAATGGCTGAATCTTTTTGTTCTAACTGAAGTTCAAGCTTTTGAGACTGAAGCGTGACTTTGCTCAACTCTTCGTTTAGCTTTTGTATTTCCTGCGTTAACTGTTGTGACGTTAATTCTCCTGCCTGAATTGCAGCGTCTAACTGTGCAGTGCGGGCAGAGAGCATTTCCTCAAAGCGGGCTTCTTCATCTTTAGTAGGGATGTTTAACAGTCGTTCAGGGTTTTCAACGCCAAACGTGGAATAGACTTCCTTGATGTGCTCTGCTTTATTGAGAAGTTTTGCCGCTTCCTCGTCGCCCGCGAATAACTGATATCCAGATAAAACACCTTGCTGGCGTCTTTCTTCAGAGAGGACTTTGCGTCCACCGACAACATCAAATGTCGCCTCATCAGGAAGCTTCTGACTCGTCATAATCTCGAAGTCTTCCTGACCTAACTCCGGATTGTAATAATGGTAGCGTTCCAGATTTTTCTTGTTCCATATATGTTGCATATACAGAAACGGTCTGAGTCCGTTGTCTTCCAGCTTTGACAGGAAGTCAACTGTTCTTACTTCAGCACGAGAGTCTTTCTTCTGAACCTCAAACTTGGTCTGTTCAGTCGATTGCGAAACCCCTGATCGGGTCGCATCAATATTGACACCACGCTCTGCCTGCTCTGTGGCGTAACGTAGCCCTTCTAGCGCTGCCGCCGCGTTGCCTATTTGGAGTACTTCTATCTCACCAAGGGTTGAGGTAGGGTTCTTCGCTCCTGGTGATAGATCGGGCGGCATGCCCGCAGAACTGGGCGAATTTTCGTTGTAGTTAACGGGTGGCTCTGTGGCCAAATCAACCGCGTCAAGGAATTTGTTCGCTGAACGGGTGGCGATTTTGTGCCAAGGGACATTCTTATGGATGGGAGAGGTAAAGTAAGGGTCTCTTACATCCTGTCTTTCATACCCACCAAACATCACATTCGGGAATGGGAACTCGTTAGGAACCGCTTTTAGTGTTTTATTCTCTTTACCTTTAGATACCCATACATCCGCATTAGGAACAAACTGGTTTTGTCTTGCCCTGTCGATAGAGATTGGGCCTTTCCAGATAAGCACATGAACGCCTTTAAACGTAACGCCGCCAATCTTGTGCTCTTCTTCTTCAACGTCTTTAAGGTTAAGTCCAAGATTTTTCATATCCTGTAACTTCATATACCTTTCTACTAACATGGCTCCATCGTAGAAAAGGTTTGTTCCCATGACTTCTGGTGAGGGATCGGGATAACAATGCCACATGGAATGCGGTTTCCATACGGGGGCTGTTAACTGAAATAACTTCCCGCCATTCTCAACCTGAGTCATTCGCTTAGGTTCGCAAAACGCGACAAATGAACCATGCGATAAAGACTCTTTAACTGATAACTCAAACCTTGCTTTAAAGCCAAAGTCGATATGCTGTTGCGACATGAAGGCACGGACTTTATCATCACGCTCCTTCTGAGATTCTTGATCACCTCCCGTGTGTGGATCAAACCACTTTCTGTTGTTAGGGAACTCAATCCGCATAATATCTGCGGAACCAATCTCAATAGCAGCGGACGTTAATCCTAATTCAACTGCGTTGTGCCAATCCTCATCTACATTGCCTGATTTTTCCAAGACATCAGGTGGGTTGATTTTCTTCTGTCGGTCTGTTTCCAGCCAACGCTTCTCGTGCTCTTTTCTGAAGGGAGACTGCTTTCTATATTCAAACTCTGCCACTACCTGTTCGGCAATATTGTCAAAGTCTTTCTTATTTATTTTCATAGTCTTCCATAAAAAAAGCCCCGGTTAAGGGGCTTTGTTGAAATTTATAAGTTAGGTGCGGCTGTCCAAGTCCCCGGACTTCCTGGCGTTGTTACCATCCAGTAAGGCGGCGACCCTGTAGCAGCGGATGTATTGATACACATATCCCCATCAAGATAATCACCCACAGTAGGTGCAGATCCTGCGCACCATGTTAATCTTAGTATTTGGTTATCTGACTGCCTGCCATGCGCTGGGACTGAGATAGTCGCCCCCCAACCCATGTAAACCTCATCCCAAAATATTTGTACTGTACTGTCTGGGACGGTGCTTTGATTTAAGTGGGCTAGCCTTTGAAATCCAGTGGCATCTTCATCGATAATGCCAATCGCATACATGTCACGCCATTCACCCGTAACATCAGTGAGGTTTTGAGCGGAACCATGATTTCCTTGCGCCCCATCCATTAACGAGCCTAAGAACGTAAACGCACCAGTTGTTGCGGATGATACAACCTTGTATCTTGCCGCCATTGATACCTGGCGTCCGACAAAAGATGACCAACGTGTCATGGTATGAGTGCCAGTCCCGGTACTGGTTATATCAACAACGCCGCATCCGTCATAACAAGTTGTTAACTGATATGTATTAGCTGTTGCGTTATCGACATAATATCGCCTGCTTGTGCTAATGCCTGCACATACTGTTGTTGTAGAGCTCGCGATAACAATATCATTGTCTACAAAGTCATGGCCTGTAGCGTCTATTTCATCGTTAGCGGTGTCGCATGTAAAAGTTTCCGCATTGTTATCAGCAGGAACATTAACCTCAAAGATAAATCTTGGGATTTCGTTGCCGTCTGAATTTACTCCGTAGACTCGATGATTATCAGCATCATCATAAATTCCCTGCGACGCAAAATTCCGACCGCCTTGATCCGTTGATATTTTTATAAAATTGTTTTCGTAACTGTTAACCGTATTGGTTGTAGACCAGTCAAGTGCATCCAGGCCATCATACTGAACTAATGGAATTGAGTCTGGGAATACGTATTGCGCGCCATTCGATGGAGTCACTGTTAACCGATAGCGTCCTACCATGCCATCTGGAACAGTAATAACATCCCGCGTATGCACGTCAATCGAACCCACGCCAAAATCTTTGGTATCAATCACTCTTGACTCATCAATCATAGAGCCTAGCGAGTCGTCATCTGGATCAAAGTAATTCCACCCGATGATATTGAGTTTAGCTTTGTTATCGCTTAATGAAATGGGTTTATCGACATTTAACCCCTCAACATACAAAAATTGTTTGTCTGATGAGGCGTAAACATTGTCTGACATGTAAATAGAAAATGGCGGCTCATTAGTAGTTATCTCGCCATGAAAACTTATGACTTTAGTCAGCGTTTCGCCACCTATCTGCATGTAGCTTGTAACAGCAGAATTACCTGTTCCTTGAATAACAACATTTTCAACAGAGCCTTGACGGAAAGTCTCAAGATTTAATATATGCTCTTCTACCGACGCGGAATTTACACTAATGCCGAATTGGTGATTTTTAATAATAAATTGAGATGCGTTTAAGTATGTTGTTCCGCCCGTGCCATCGTCTAAACCCTCTATCATTCCGCCCATGTTTTCATAGCGGAAGTTAGTCAGGCTTACACCTTCACCATATACATCTTGCCCTACTGATATCCCATAACCAGCGCAGTCAGAGAAAAACAGTTTATCAAAATTAGTGAATGACCAACGGGGCGAAGCGCCACTCCCATCATCCGTAAATTCAATGGCATTCTTCCCGGCTTGCGAAGCATCCTCGCATTTGAACCCCATGCCTTCCATATTGGTATAGCTATTACCAAGGTTTGCGCCCACTTTATCATTATCGACAAAACGCATAATTGGCGTGGCGTCGGTAGCTGTTTGGGTAATCGTACAAGCACTCGTTATTTGTGCTGCCGTGTTGCCATCGCTTAATGGGCCACCACTGCCGCCACATTCAAAGCTTAACCCTGGTGCGTCAATTTCCCATGTAGCCGAAATAGCACATTCTCCACCTGAAAAGACTATTTTTGCTCCAGCCACATCATCTGCTAAATTTTCAATTCTTTGTAGCGCTGTTAAATTATCTGTTGATCCATCACATATAACACCAAAATTTTCAGTATAGAATGTGTATTTTGGAGCTGAAGTAATAGCAGCAAAAGACATTCCAACGAAAAATATCAATAACGCTAAAGCTTCTTCCTTATACAGCGGGTGTAATTTAATAGACACTAATTAACCTCACTATCAATTTTCCAGCCAATAGTTGCATCGACATATCTAAATTTAACTCCAGCACCGTTAATGCTTAAAACATAGGGTTGAGATGATCCGTGATGAGTGAACGCGGAAATAGTAATATTGTTTTCCGCAGCGGTTCCTCTTGAATCAAACACGCCAAAAATATCTCCGGCTGAAGGGGAGCTGGGCGCGGTAATAGTTCTTGCGGCGGCGGTTGAATTGACCGGCAGGTCTTCACCGATAACAGCCGTTGCGTTAGCGGCCACTTCTGTGGCAAGTGTTAAATCGGCAGAAGCACCATCTTCTACGTTAAGAAATGTCAGCATTTGAGCTTTGGTTAGCTCTTCTGAATTGCCTGAACCCGATGAAATCCTGCCAAGAATTCTGTCTTGTGTAACGTTAGAGACAACATTGACTGTGCCTCCACCTGATGCGGCTTTGCCGTCATCATAAATAACCCAGCCTATATCCGTATCGATATAGCGGAACTTCGCACTTCCCTGATCAGTACTGATGACGTGGTTTTGCACAGTTCCGTGTAAAGGGTCTGTGAAGACGACGGTAATATTATTTGTCCCTGCGTTTTCTCTTGAGTCGTAAACACCAAACAAGGAACCAACATCAGGTAATTCGGGTTGATTGATAGTAACAGCGGCGCTAGTAGTATCGACCGCCAGAAACTCACCCACGATAGCGGTCGTTTCAGAGCTGACCTCGGACTCATAAGCGGTGAGAGTATTTAATCCCCTCGCTCTTAACAGTCCTGGTAAATTACGATGCGCCATCTATTTTCCCTTTAATGTCTTTTATGGATGAACCCAAAGACATGGATAATTTGTAAATATCTTGTGATTTCTCGCTGGTTCTTCGGGTATCACTGACTACCCTTTCAAGGCTTTTATTAATTTTATTTAACACAGCAATGGATTCGTTTTTAGGAATGCTGCGCTTCACTTCGTCAATTAACCTGTCAATATCAACAGGTTCAATTTTCAGATTCTTCTCGACATATTTCTTATGGCCTTCCAGCGAAGCCTTTAATTCTTCAATCTCTTTTTTCATTAGAGCGAAATTTGCATTCACGTCTTTTAACTGGTTTAGTATTAACTGAACTGACATCTACCAAATCCTCAAACCTTTACGTTTGTTCGTTTTGAATATTCGTTTTACTTTTGTTGTTGCAAATCTCAGACTTAAAATCGCATAACGCATAGCAGCCATTAAGTCGTCGTTCTTATCGACAATCCGCCCGTCCTTGCGATGATATAAACCCAGCTCTTTTTGCACTTCCTGGCAGGTTGAAAATATTTTTAACCGCCCTGTCTGCATACGGGATAGAATCTCCATGATCCCGTATTCGATAGAGTGGCCGCCTTCCCCTTCCTTCTGTCCCTGCTGAGGGGGGTTGGTGAATTTTTTGTAAAGCATGTTGACGCCTTCATCCATGTACAACTGCTTTAACTGTTCTCCATCCCGTTCGTTAGAACGCATCCCGTCATGTGGCCATGCGACAGGTATCCATTCACCTTTCTTTTTGATCGCTGAAGAGTGGGTTGAGACTTTCTCGCGTGAGACTTTGTATTCGTCATAAATGTAAACGGTGTCGGTATCCCGATCCCACGCTACCCAACAACAGGCGGTGGGATGATCCCAACCAAAATCCAGCCCACAAACACGCGGCCAGTGGTTTGGAATATCGATGGGGTCGATAATTAATTCTTTAACCGATACCGGATAAACAAGCCCCGATCCCAACATGGGAATGCCTTTGGAGCGCATCTCAACTTCATGAGGGGGGAATTGAGATTTAATCATTTCCAGTTTTTCAGGGTTGTTCATTAAGTGGGGCGCATCTGCCCAACCCGCCATCATCACACCCATCCCTGCTTTACGTTCGTTTAATAACTGATTCACCAAATCCGTCGCCCCGTTTTCAGGGGTGAAGGACATAATGATTAACAGTTGAGCGCGGGATAAACCGGAACGTAATACCTGCGACCAAATGTCCTGCGGGGGTTCTTCATCAAGCCAGGCACCGTCATAGCGCTTACCCATGAATTTCTTATTCCCCTGCTCATATGCGCGGAAGTGAACAACTGACCAACCCTTGAGATGCTTCACACGCACCGAATCAAGTGCATTGGGAACACCAGGCTTGCGCACTGTCTTACCTATCAGGTCTTTAGGGATAGTCCCTGTCCCTAACAAGTCATCATCGTCTGAGGGGCCAAGAAGCTCGTTCTGACAGATGTCACGACAGGTTTCGTTGGTATAGGCGCCAACAATCCACTGAACGGGATGTGAGAAACGCCGCCCTTTATAATAATCGGGATACATCCCTGTTAAATGCCATGTGACTTCCATGCCACATGAAAAGGTCTTGCCTACCTGATTACCGCAAATAGCGGCTTTAACAATCGCAGGCTCGCCGTTATCGTCGTGTAAATTGTGAAAACTTAACTGCCAAGGATAGGGATCATAAAAACTAAGTTTCTCCTGTTCCGTCTTTTCCAGATACGATGACAAAAGATCCTGTAGTAGATCGGTCATATTCTTCCTTGAATTTTAGAGACTGTAGCTCTTCGTAAACCGAGAGGAAGCGCTCTAACCAACGCGGCATTCCTTTTTTGTACTCCGTGATCGAGGCGGGAGATACGCCAATATAGGCGGCCATCGCTCTGGTTCCTCCAAAGCGACGGTCGATATAGGTTTGTGTGAGAAGTTTTTTGTTAGCCTCTACGTTCCTAGAGCCAACCTTTCGAGCCATTAAGCGTGATCGATGTAATACTTAAAGCTCTTAACAGTAGCAGTATGTGCTGCATCGCCCCCTGTTCGCGCACCAATGAATGGTGCTAAAGGAAGGTCATCAGGTATTTGTGCTGCTGTGTTAGCTCTGACACCAAACACATCATCAACATATACCTCAACCTCAGAGGTTGATCTGTTGAAAACAAGACGCACAGTGGTTTCTGTCGCATCCACTAACGAGATTGGTGTGGCATTAGTCACAAGACCACCATTGTTCTTATCGTAATAAAGACTAATCGCCGCAGACCCATCCAACACACCCACTGACAACACATCAGTAGCAGTCGTTGTCCATAAATCTTCTGGATTGGTGGTGGCTGTTAATGCAGACAAACCGAATTGAAAGTCCTGATCGTCAGCATCGGTCACAGAAAAAGTGCACTCCATTTCGAAATACTTGGCATCCAACTGGACTGAAAGCGGCCGATAAATCGCAACCCCTTCAGAAACACCATCAGAGGCAATCGTTAATCCACCATCGACAGCGCCACTATGAACACAGGTCGCACCTGTATCGATAATCGCGATCCAACCCAATGGGGCGTTAGAAGTAACCGGGTTCTGAAAATCATCCCCGAATGAATGTTGGCCTAATTGCTTGTCAGCAAGTGAGGTCTGGCGTGGTGCTTGTGGCATGGTAAAGCTCCTTGATTGAATTTATGCTCCTATATCCGTAGTGGAGCCTTTTGACTAAGTGGTTGATTATTAGGACTTAAAAAAAGCCTCGAAAAATATTGGGAGGGGATATTCTTACTTTAAATAAACAAAAAGGGGGGGTACCCGGTCTACATATGCTTATTTCTGGCGCGTATATAGTTATTTCCCTGGATATCCTGACAATAACCGTGACATTTCATGGTAAGTTGTTGATTTATATAGTAGTAGACGCGGGAAGGATACCCGTTGCCACCCTGAACACTGGCCTATTTCTTGTCTAACGTATGTCTAGGACAGGCTAGGGAAATAACCTTTCCCCCTAATCTAAACGTTTCAAGCTCTTCTGTTCAGCGCTATCCTGCTGTTGGCTAGACATATATGCTACATTCAGTATTTGCCCATACTTTCGACTAATACCCTTAGCGCTTCCTTTGTGGTTATACCGATACATTGGCATTCTGTAGCACTCTAATGCGTGTACTATCCATTTAGTTCTTTGCTTTGGTGTCATTTACCGTAAACCTTGGCTTGCCCGGCCTAAACCTAATCATCTTGTTCTCTACTTTATTCGCCAGAGACTCTATTAGCTTTCTGTGTGGTGTGTCTGCAATGTATTCCGCATGGTCTACTAGCAAAGATAGCCATTGCTTTGTGTATAGCTTCTTATGTCTTTCCCAATTCACGCTTATATGCTTCTAATAGTTCTGTGTCGCAATGTGCCTTATTGCCTGTTACGTTAGCAATCATCCTTAGATGTAATGCCCTGCCTTCCTTGTCTAGTCCTTTGTGGATTAGCTCGATATCCTTTCTTGTTTCCCTGGGAAGCCTGGCGAGTATGCGTTTGTCCTTCCAGTTCATAACTACACGCCTCCGCTTTTATCTTTTTTTGCTGCTATCTCGAATACTATTAAAACGCTTAAAGGGAAGATAACTACTAGCCATAATGTTGCTACCCATTCAATCCAGTTCACTTGTACACTGTATCGAAGTTGTTAATAGTGATCTTCTGGCGCTTCTTCTTTGTATCTATACCAATGCTTGTCTTAGGTTCTGATCTCGTCTTAGAGGGCTTCTGAGGCGCTTTGTCTTTTAGACTCATTCTAAATAGTCTCGTAAGTTACTGATTTGATATTTCTAGGGTTTTCATCTGATCTCTTGGCACTATTACGTAATCATCGCCAATTAAGTTCTGTATTGCGTTTATATCCTTGGCAATGGCTTCTCTGAACTTCATTCTTATGACGTTAATGTCTAGTTGTTGCTTCTGGCCTTGTAGTTCTAACGCTCTTCTGACGGCTTCGTCTGGAATGAACTTGTTAATAAAGAACATCGCGACTTTAGCTTGCTGGCTTGTCATCGCAGGGTCTCTCACCTCACCATAAGCTTTCCATTCAGTACCTAGAGACCAACATGCTAACCGCTCTAGTACCTGGATAGACTTGCTGTATAAATCTTTCTGCTCGATGAGCTTGTCTAGCTGTCTAGGTCTTATTTTATGATCTTCAGACATGTGGGATTATTACGATTCCTTAATGCGAGTGTTTTGTTAACTGTATTCTGGTCTTGCCACTTAATTACTTGTTCGTACAGTAGTCTTGCCTGGTTGCAATGGTCTGCTCTCCTGTAAGTGTTTAGGTGAGCTCTCCAGTTCATGTTATCTCGCCATAATTAGAAAGTTCTATTAACTGTTGTTTCTTAATCTCTTTTGCGTATTGTTCATCACTGCAAAAAATAGGATTAACCATCCATCTGAGATTTCGAGTAATCACCATAAAAACACCATCATCTGGTGGATCAAGACGTTTAATTTTCTGTATCAACATATCATTGGATGGTATAAGTCCCGTCGTCTGGCATGGATAAGAACTCCTGAATATCCAGCTCTGTTTCGAGTGGGTCGTTCTGGGCTTCCAGCATAGCGATAACAAAGTCTTCTGTTTCACTGAGGGCGGCGATAACATCGACGTAAAAGTCGTGCATCTTCTCGCTGTTCTGAACATCCTCTATTTCATAACGTCGTCCGTATAGCTCTATGTAGTCTTCACCAACTGTTACGATAGGTTGTTCTTGATCGTCCATTAGACCACTGTGCCCGAATCTGGTTTTATTACTGGTTTGTTGCCGCCTGGTTTACGTAACAATATCCTTTTGCCTTTAATAGCTTCTTCTAGCCTTTTCGCAGACTCAAACAACTTATCCGAATCTGAGCTTCTAATGAAAGACGCTACATCGACTTCGGTTGAGCCGTTAGATTCTATTGTCGCGTAACATTTAGTCATATCAATCCCTTGGCGGTTTGCCGTATAACCCTAAATCACTGGATTTAAGCTCTGTGAATTTCTGGCTAAATACTTTTTGTGCTGGGTCGTTGTTCTTTGCCCACTCAGCATCCATTTTGGCTTCTTTGAGTGACTTGCCGGGTGCATGTACAAACTGGCGTTGTTCTGAAGGGAGGAAAAAACTGGCGCGGTCGGTTAATGTGTTGGTTTTGAATTCGTGTTCCTGTTCTTTGTCGTACTCTCGAATTCCAGTGACCATTTTCCTCCGGGCATAAAAAAAGCCCTCACGGATTAGGTGAAGGCTTTAAGGTATTTTTCTGATGATATTACTATAGCCCAGATGACAGCCCATGTCAAACACTTACTTCTATGTTGTTCAGTGCAGCTTCTACTTGCTCCTGTAACGTGGTCTTTGCCGCTTCGATGATCCTTTCTTCTGTTGGGTTTTTTACTTTGCGCATATCAACCTCAACCATCTCTAATTCTATTTTCTCATTACGGCTATTTACGCTCTCTACCTTAACTAAGTAAACAGGCCATATATCTTCTTTGGGTTTACCCCACTTCTCATCATTGAATATTGTGTTGTACCTCGGGCACTCTTCCTTGATGGCTTTCTCTTCAGCTTCTAACGCTGCTTTTCGGTTCGGGAAAACCTCAATATCTATCCTCCTGACTGATCTATACCAATGAGCACATAACTGGTGTCCTGATAATCGAGTGAAAGCACTTTTAGAAATGCCCACATAAAGCAGATTGCCTTGACCATCGAAATGTCTATATAACTGCGTTTCATCAAGCCTATTTAATATCTCTTTGTTCCCTTTCTCTCCGATATAGGTATAAAGCAGAGGTAGATTTCTAATGTTTACATCTTCCTCAGTTAAGCCAACAAGACTAAATCGATCAAACTTAGGCATAATACTTGTACAAATTCATTTTGAAAAAAGATATACCTTTATTTTTCAGCCTAGAAACTTTGTTTTTAGACCATGTACATCCAACTAAAGGCTTCCTGACACAATCAGCCATGTTCCATTGATGGCAATACAGCCGATATAAAACATATCTAGCTTCGTTATTGACTAACTCAAGCCCTTGCATACAGTTATCAACTGCTTTTACTAATAACTCAGGTATTTCTTCATCATTACGACAAAAATCAACAATCAATACCCTGGTTTTTCTTATTTTGTGCAAATGGTTTTCCTTGGGATAACCATTGTGGTTTGTTACGCGGTATTTCCTACCCCATTGACTAAGAGCATGTTCCACCTCTTTGTCAGACCACTCTATTACTTCATCTCTGGTCATCATCTTCCCCATATGTCACGGCTAAATGGCAGTACTCTCTAGGACAATAACTGGTGATCAGTGCTAGTATCTTCATGGTTAATTCGTCTGGGTCTTCAGTAGTGGTGATGAGTTCTTTTATCTGGGCTTGCAGATTCATTTACTTACTCGTAGTTGATAAATTCAAGCCAGCCAGTTACACCATCTTTGCGCTTCTTTTCCATAATCTTTAGCTGCTCCTGATAATGTTTAGCGATGTCTTTTTCTTCCAGCTTGGTTATCTTTCGTTTAACGTTTCGCCATTTCTCTAACAGAATGTCGTGTATTCCTTCGCCCCTTACCTCTTTGTAATGAGCGGTAAACTCAAGAGGATGTTGTTCAAGTTTTCTGTGACATCCGTTGCAGTGGGCCATTGCATTATCAGCGTCGAAACGTACCGATCTTGCTGCCCTTCCAAATACATGACTGCAATGCAATCCGCCTTTGTTGTGCTCAAAGTTTCTTTTGCAGTACTCACACGTCCATTCTGATCTTTCTCTTACGCATTTACTGAATGCTATGTCTGCTGCGCTACGCTTCATAAGCTTCGCAAATGACAAATATAGTTATCCATAGAACTGTCTCGACTCCATGACCCTGCGTTGTATTTCTCCAACTTAACGGGCGCTGGCATTTCAAACTCACAACCTGCTAATCCAGGTTTGATGTAATAGATATCTTTTTTCTTAGACCTGTATTTGTCAGCGTTTAATTTATTCAGCCTTAAATTGATAGAATTAAGCGTTCTGTGTGGAAGGTATTTCTCGCTTATCTGCCTGCCTGTCAAACCCTCTTCCCGACCTTTAATCGCAAGCCTGTCTTCATGAATAGTCCAGCCGTTTCTTATCTTGTCGTGCTTATTCATCTTTCAATTCCTCATGATTGGGCCAAGCAACATAAACGCCTGTTGCCTCACCTATCTGTTTGCTTAACTGTTCGTAAATCCTGCTCACTTCACCATTCGTTAAATCTTCTGTAGATTCTTTGCCTTCTGGAAACTCATCACTCATCGTCATGGGCCGTTGTATTACTCGCCATAATTGGTCTTTAACCAGATACTTAGTCCACGATACGTCGCTTTGATAATTCACCTGTTCCATAAATGCTTTAAAGTCAAAACCAGCATCGTTTAGTGCTTCTGCAAGTAGCTCGCAGAATTTGTGTAAAGCTTTACGTTGTTGATTAGTCACTTTTCTGCCACATCCCTGATTTGATCTGGCGCTCAACCATTGGGTAAATTTTATGCTTAAATAAAAAATACCTTCTTAATGCCTTCTTAGTGTTATATCCGTGCAGCTTACAAGCCCTAACAACGTCATCTATATCCGGCATATCGCCGCCCTTCTTTTTATTGCAGCCTTTATGCATAAGAACTACGTTTTCATGGTCTACACACCCAATCCCATTTCGGTAAAACAGATGCCTTGGAATTAAATGATCTACTGTTGTATTCTTTCCTGACATATGCTTTTTACATAGAAAGCATTGATGTCTTTGATTTTTTCTTAACTTAAGCATCGATTTCATTGCTAACCACCTTCTCGTATTTGCTCATCACGTAGTGATAACTGCCCATTGCTAAACTCCTAGAAAAACATCCATCAGGATTAATTTCGTAGTTCTTTTCCCATAAAACATATTTGTCACCGCCCTTCTTTCCTTCGTTGGTAATCTGGTAGTTACCGCATGGTGATTTAAACAGCTTATTCCCCCCTATTCTTATTTCGGATAGATTGGCATTCTGAATCCTGCGATTATCAATGCTGCTATAAGACCCGCTGGACCAATAAGAATAAGCAATCGACGGAAAACAGCTAAATCTTTCTTTACACATGAAACACCAAACTCATCTGCCCATTCAGCATTAACAAGCCCCCCGGCCAAATATCCACATGCAACCCAAACAATAAAACCTAAAATAATATACATATCACTTCTCCTAATGCGCCTGCTCTTTCATTTCTTGTTCAAGCTTCTCTAAAATCTTTTCTACTTCTTCGTTAAACTTAAGCGACACGTTATTGATGCTTTCATGTGCTTCTTCTATGGGTGTTATTGGTAAAAACTTTATTGGTTCGCTCATGATTTACTCCTGCCTTGTCACTAAATATTGCTTATAAAATTCTGGGAATCCTTTAACACTTGTTCTAGCAATCTCTTTACTAAACTCTCTCCATAAAAAGTCAGTGATATTATTTTTTTCTTCTTCTAAAACATCTTTTTGTATTTCTTTCATCAAAAGACCAATGTCTTTTGGATCTCCAATTAACTTTCCTTCTTCATTTAAATGCTGTATCGCTTTATGCCATCTTGCCTCAGTGCAGAAACCAGATTTGAATACATCAAACTTACCTTTAGATGTATTTTCTTTATTCCACTTCGTTTTATGCACTTCTTTAAACTTCTCAGAAACATACTTCCCAGCCATCACGCTAATTGGTTGGCCTCCTAATAAGAACGGCTTGTTGTAATTTTTTACAACACACCCCTCCATATCTGCGCCGCCGAGATAACTTTTTTCTTCGATTAAGCTAAACACTTTTTTCGGGTCATCAATGACTCCACGATATATCAACGGAACCACATCTATTTCTAACGAATCAGCAATGTTTTGCAGAGACCTGTAATCAGATGTGAATGTCCCGCCGATAGTAGATGCGCCATATAGGGCTAAATGATTTTTAGGAATGCGATCATAATGTAGTGAGTTATGTTTTTCGTTTTTCAAGTATTCACAGTAATAAACTGTGCCTTCCTCTACCCACTGTTCATTGTCATACACATAATCGACAGCCTCCTGAAACATCTTTTGAACATTCTCTTTGTAAATAACCGCGCCTTTGCTTCTCGTATAAATCTCACCATTAACACGGCCAAACACAAACTGAGATCCGTCTACTTTCTCGGTAATTTCAACTTCACCTTGAAATATATCTTTGATGAAGTCAGTGCCTAGTGAGAATATTTTTGGATATGCTTTAATCATGATGCTTCTCCGTATAGTTTTTCTTGCTGTTTGAATGATTCGTTATCGATCTCCTGTTTCTTTAGTTCTTCAACAAATCCGTAAAAACTTCTCCTGTATCGTGATCGTTCCTGTTCTGTCATTGCCTGCATTTTGAAATACTCGTCAAGCATTCTTTGGAACACAGGGATAGGTTCGCCGCGCCAATGAAAGCCATCTTCCTTTGCAGCAACGATTAACTTCTGTTCATGCCCCGGCAATCTGTCGTAATGTTTTGCAAGTGTGTAAACACGAGCAAGATAATCATTCTGTTTTTCAAACTTACCTCTGGCTTCAAACAGCGGCTGATATCTAACCCATTTAGGGTCAACGTATGGCTTGATCTTTTCTGGTTGCTTGCTTTGTTTTTCAATGATGCTCATCGGTGATACTTACCCTCAATAATTTTTACGAAGTTGCCTTCCTTGATCAGGAAATCAAAATCTAAAACGAATGGCTGTGTTCTTGGTGGGATGGGCCGTGCTAACCCCATGAGAAATTGAGACTCTCTGATTTCTTCAAACAGGGTTTGCCAGTCAGATATCTTTGGATATTCTTTCCATCGCGCTTTGAGTTGTTGCTTGCGTGATGGGGTGAGTTTTTTAATCTTTGGCAAATCGTGTAAAACCTGATGCCATAGATCGACGATTTTTTGATAAGGACAAGCCTGCAAATCACCTGTAGTAGTTATATCTTCATCTACATCTTCATCTACATCTTCATGCGCTGACATCGCTGACGAACGCTGACTAATGCTGACATCTGCTGACTTCTCTCTATCTCTTTGTTTTTGCTTGTTAATTCTGTTCTGTTCTCGTCGATCTTCTCTGCTTGCTAAATCTCTGTAGTGTTCGTAGTTCACAATGATCCATCCCCAATTGCGATGCTCATCAATCAAAACGATGCGCTTTCCTTCACTTTCAGGAGATCGGCTATAAGGGTCTGGCTGCTCTAATTTATTGATTCCATACTCAATAACGTCTAACGGAATCCCCGTTCTGCGGCTTAAAGCGGGTGGTGTGATATCAACAATGCCCTCGCTATCTGCAAGAACAATTAACTGTTGGAAGACAATCATTGCCTGCCAATCAGCAGACAACGTACCGTCATACATAGACTCAAATATTTTCCCGTACAAATTTATCTGCCTTTTGTGCATTCCGGATGTTTTGGATAAGCTCGTAATCCGCTTTATCGACAACGTACAACCCGCACTGCTTAAGCATGTATTGGCATATTCCAGCGTCTTGTTCTTTCTGCATGAGCTTGATTATTCCGTTAAACAAGGCAGTTCCTTTTCTTCGCGCTGTCGAGAAATGCCCTTTGCCCATGTCTATTAACTCTGAATATTCCAAATCTGTATGCCTTCTCGTGCATTGGTTGAGTGCTTCGACCTCATCCTTCCAGTTATCTATTTCAGAATATGGGCGTATTCTCATACCACCCGACATTCCACCTAAGATATGCAATTCTTGTTGTTGCATTTTTTCTCTCCTGTTATGGGTTTGTTAAACTTGTTCCATTTAGATTTACATTGAGTTCCATTTACTTTTGTAAAAAAATTTAACCAAGCAATTCTTCATAGGAAAATTTATTGTTTGGTAATTCGATTATTTGCTTCACCCTTCTGGATGGAATGTGTTTCCACTTAGAAATGGCTTGTGGTGTAACCCCTAATAACTTTGCGAGTGATGAGGGGCCGCCAAAATGCTTGATTACTTTGTCAACTGTGTTCATAAACCGAATTAAACCACAGGTGAAGTATTAATGCAACTACAAGTTGATCTAACTCACGAGAACTTCTGTAATAATCGATGGATGAATGTAATTACCGAAGACAAGGCAAGAGGGAGCCGCCTGGACAAGGCGATCAGAGAATCTTCACTGTCCAGAGCAGAGATTGCCAAGAAACTGAATGTCACCCCTCAAGCTATCTGGAAGTGGTGCAAGACTGGAAAGATAAGCCGTGAGAATCTGCTTCAGCTAGCGACTATTCTAAAAATCGATGCCAGTTTCCTGAATAAAGGTGAAGGCTCACCCAGAACCTCTAAACAAACCGGCGAGATAAGCGCTCAGAAGCTCTCTGGGGCTTTAAGGCTGGTGATGAGGGAGCATGGCGAGGATTTGCTGGATATCCCTATAGATACGCTATCCGCCATTATTGCGAACGAGTACAACTCTCTCCCCGATTAGTCAAGCAATTGGCACATCAGAAGTCCGGTCTTAATCACAGTTTTACAATTATTATGTTTTTAAAATGTAGACAAATGTAAAATAATAAGGATGTTTAGCATGAACATGGACATTCAAGAGACCTTACAATCTACACGAAGGAAGCAACCCTCACAGGTATTTCTGGTAATCCTTATCGCCACCATTCTTAACCTATCCTTTACAGGCTTTATCTTTATGGCCTGTAAAATTCATAGCGCTAAAACAGAATGCGAGCTTAACCATATCTCATCTCGTCTAAAATAATACCGTTCGTCGGTTTCTGTAAAAAAACTAAACCTGCGGTTTGCTTTTAGTTTAAACCTGTGGTTTAATACACCCATCGCTAGCAATTAACCAGTAACTGTATGACTAGCGGTGGGGAGTCCCCCAACCGGCTCCCCTTTTAACCAAGAGAGGTGAGCTATGCCAATAGAAGATTACAACATAACAGAAGAAGACCTCGACGCTGAATACGACAGCATTCCGGAGGTGGATTAATGATTGCATATCATAACGATGAATTACTAAAACAGAAAGCCGTTGCCAGTGCTGAAAAGCATGTAGAGCAAGACATGTTAATGAAAGGCTTGTACGGGAAAATGAATGGCCAGTTCAAGGGATGCTCAGTAGGATGTGATGCATTTGAAATTACTGGCGAAGTCCATAATGAAGCGTGTCATGAAATTACATCCAAATACTATGGCTTCCCTGAATGGTTAGAGTTATTACGGGATTCGTTTTTTGAAAATCTCCCCGCCGAGTCAAGTAAGAATTGGCATGTCGATCTAAAGAAAGCCATTCCAGTTGGATTATCAGAAAAGGGTTTTAATAAAATTAAAGCTAAATTTCTTATATACATCTTGAAAGGAAATCTGGAGAGAGTTGCTAATCTGGATATTTCTGGCGAATTAAAAAAACAAGTAACAGACGCGGTTAATCAATGCTTGTCCGTACAAGAACAAGCTGTAATTTCTGAGGAAATTAACTCAGCAGCAGGGTCAGCAGCAGGGTCAGCAGCAGAGTCAGCAGCAGAGTCAGCAGCAGAGTCAGCAGCAGAGTCAGCAGCAGAGTCAGCAGCATGGTCAGCAGGGTCAGCAGCAGAGTCAGCAGCATGGTCAGCATGGTCAGCAAGGTCAGCAGCAGAGTCAGCAGCATGGTCAGCAGCATGGTCAGCAGGGTCAGCAGCAGAGTCAGCAAGGTCAGCAGCAAGGTCAGCAAGGTCAGCAGCAGAGTCAGCAGCATGGTCAGCAGCAAGGTCAGCAAGGTCAGCAGGGTCAGCAGCAGAGTCAGCAGCCTTTGAAGGCTACGCAAACCATCTCTTAATGTTATTCCGGGAGGTGCAAGATGTTTGATCACTTCACCAATATGGAATTCATGGTTCTAAGCTTTATCGCCATGTTTGTTTTGATCGGATTCATTTTACTTCTTGACGAACAGATTCAGCGATTCAAGGGGGACGAGTGACAAGCAAGGACAAAGCGGTACAAAGCTACATGCTCCACCCTCAAGCGCTCGTCGAATTAGTCGCAGCATTGGATGACGAGAAAGGATGGGATGTGCGTAACGGAATCATAACAGCATATCTGGAATCTATACATAAAGCGCAAAACAGAGAAACCCGACTAACAGAAAGCGCTGCATTTGAGGATTTTGGCAAATATATCTACTGCGTACTTTTCAATAAATCCAAGTCTCAGATTGAAGATGACTGGGAAGGATTAGACGAAAACGGTTTGACAGAATATGAATTAAGAAAATTGGAGATGGCGCGATGACTGACGAACAAGACAAAGCACAAATGGAAGAACGGGAGCAGAAAGAAATGAATATCTATCAAAGAATGCTGGCGATTATGGGCGAGCTTAAATACATCCAGAAAGGTGACAAGCAGGTAAACGGACAATATCGCTTTGTTGGCCACGACGCTGTTACCGCTAAATGCCACGACATGTTTGTTAAACACGGTGTGTACTGTTTACCCGACGTTAGAGAATGGCGACAAGACAATAATCGCACTGAGGTCACAATGGATATGACGTTCGTTAACGTTGACCAGCCTAACGACAAAATGGTGATCAGGGTATTTGGATTTGGTGTTGACAATCAAGACAAAGGGCCAGGTAAAGCAGTCTCTTACGCTTACAAATACGGCTTACTTAAAGCCTTTGCATTAGAAACAGGTGACGATGCTGAGAAAGACAGTATTGATCATATAACAGATTTGGAAGTCGCTATTAAGGAGCACAGGGAAACCATAGATTTTATTAAGACTGCCATTGCTGAAGATAACCTATCAGCCGCAGCAGAAGCATGGTTTGAATTAAGCGATGAAGAAAAGAAATCGTTATGGGTGGCTCCATCGAAAAATGGACCGTTCACAACAGAAGAAAGAAGGATTATGAAAACATCAGAATTTAGACAGGCACATTATGGAGAAGCAGCATGACAGATAAGCAATTTGTAGACGGGCTAATTATCAAGCCGCCCAGAGATAACGCCCCCGATTTTGTTAAGGGCCAGATATCCATTAAGCGTAAAGAGCTGGGCAATTGGTTGAGAGGTAAAGAAGAAGACTGGATTAACCTTGATATTAAGGTTGGTCAATCAGGTAAATGGTATGCCGAAGTAAATACGTGGAAACCAACACAACCTCAAGCGGCCAGTGCTGCTGATGAACTCGATGATTTGCCATTTTAAGGCAGTGGAGACAACCACATTAAAAAACACGACTCCCTCCCTGCGGGGTGAAAGGCCCCGCTTTTTAACCTGGAGATGACTATGAACAGCTTTGAACGCAAAGATACCCTGATTCAACAGGAGTGCTCTAAAAAGGGCCTTCGTGGGCGCGTAAATGCACATTGCATTGATTGTGGCTATGACCCCCTTGATAAGGGTACTTGGCGTCAACAGATACACCGTTGTGCTATCACAAATTGCCCATTATTTGATGTTCGGCCCCTATCGAGAGGTGAAATATGACATTTAGTGAAGAAGGCCATAAGCAACCCATCCTAGACCTTGGAAACATGAACGATCTTCAGGAAGGCCGGTTTGTGATATGGGTCGCGTCAAAAGAAGATGCTACCGCAGTGCTGGGTGTGTTTTCCTGGATAGAAGAAGAAATGAGCCGTAGTGAACCGGAAACAGAAGAAGGCAAAGCACGTAAGGCGATGTTTGAGAGAGCTTATAAACTTATCCACAAGCGAGTTCGTTATTCAGAGGAGTTTGATAATGGAACAGACTGAGGTATGCCCAAAAGTCGCGATGTTTATCGCCGCGTTAATTACTGTTACCGGACTGACTGTTTACGCAGTCGATGAAATATCCGAGGCGATACAGAACAAAGTGGTGAAAGTCTACCATCAGCAAGAGGATGGGACTTTTGTGCATGTTGAGTAAATAGTTAGCGAGGCTAGGTGGGTGCCAGGAATATCTTCCTACGGGTCCGACTCCCGTTGCCTCGCGCCATATTAGGAGAGTGAAATGAGTGTATCGAACATAGCTGGACTAGTAATGATTGCCCTGTTCTTTTTTATCATTACGATTTTATTAGCCATTATTTTCGGCTTGAAGCCAGCATTAATAATGATTGGAATGGCGCTATTTACTACGATTTTTCTTGAGACAGCATTTTACTTGATTGATAAATAACCCCTACATACTAGAACATGAACTGGAATAGACATTTAAGTGAATGCTACAAATTAGAAATAGCTGATTATTTCTACTCTGACTATTTTACTTTTTGGCCGGATAGAACATACAAGGCGTTTAAACGAATAGATGAGATTTTGGGCTAACAATGTACCTTAAAATCAACCCACTGCTAAAAGAATATGCCAACCTATCAGGGCTAACTCAGGATGCTATCCGTTGCAAGATCAGGGATGGCTATTGGGTAGAAGGCAAGCAATATGTGAAGGCCCCTGATGGTAAGATCAGGATATTATTGGAAGGTGTGGATAAATGGGATAGAGGTGAAGAATGAAATATAGAAAGAAACCAGTTGTGATTGAAGCTGTTGAGTGGACAGGTCAAAATTTATTTGACGTTATAACCTTTACCGATGGGAAGCCGGACTTGTCTAGCGATATTCAGAAACACAAATGGCAAGAGTATTGTGAGCTTGTTGCTACTAGTGGATTTAAAATAAAAACATTAGAAGGTTGGATGCGCGCTAGAATTGGCGACTACATTATCAAAGGAGTTCAAGGTGAATTTTATCCATGCAAACCAGACATCTTTGAACAGACGTATGAGAGGGTGGAATGAAAAGAACAGGGGTAAGAGTCAGAGGTAATTCAATACAGATATATTTCGAGTATCTGGGGAAAGTGAGATACGAAACATTAAAGTTCAAAAAGGTAAACGTTGCTAATCAGAATGCCGCTGCGTTATTGCGAGAGAGGATTGTAACCAAGATTAAGGAGGGAACCTTTGACTATCTGAAGGAATTCCCACACTCGCAAATCGCTAAAAAGCTTTATCTCAGACGAGGTGGAAATACAGTGGGTGGGGCGTTGGATGAGTGGCTGGATAGTGCGAAGTCCGAGTTAAAACATTCAACCTGGATTGATTACAGAAACTCAGTCGATGTACTGAAAAGAGAGTTTGGGGACACCCTGCTTCCTAAATTAGCTAAGAAGGATATTGTGGGGTTTATTAAACGACAGGATATCAGTCAGAAACGTGCAACGAATCTATTAATTCCATTACGTCATGTGTTGAGGGAAGCGGTAGAGGATGGCGTGATTGATGTGGATGTGTTGAGGGATTGGAAACCAAGAATCCAGAAGAAAGCACATAAGTCTGAGATTAACCCGTTTACCAAAGAAGAACAGTTGTTACTTAAGGGTGATTCCGAAATACAGGCATTCATTCAGTTCTGTATCTGGACTGGCTTGAGAACAGGCGAAGCGTTAGCGTTGGAATGGGACGATATTGACGATGACGTAATCCATATCACCAAAAGCCTGTCATATGGAGTTGTATCCCTACCCAAAACCAAGGCAGGTATTCGCGATGTGAGCTTAAGACCCAAAGCCAGAGAAGCGCTTAAGTTAATGGCACATACCCGCTTTAAGAAAGGACGCGTCTTTACCTTTAAGACAGACAGCCAGGTCAGAAAGCAATTTGTACAGCTTTGTAAGCGCACAGGCGTTGCATACAGGAAGCCATACAACACAAGGCATACCTTTGCATCCATGATGTTAAGTGCGGGTGAGAACGCGATGTGGGTAGCGCATCAGATGGGGCATTCAGATGTAAATATGATTGCCAGAGTGTACGGCCATTACATCCCTTCGGACAGGAATGAGGGAAGTTTGGCAGACAGTATGTTTGGAGAGTGATATGGAACTAGTAATAAATAGATGTTTCGGTGGATTTCAATTAAGTATTGAAGCTCAAAAGCTTTACGCCAAGAAATCCGGATTTGAGTTGTTTTTTTATAAGCAGACAAAATACATTTACAAAGATGACGTGAATGAAGATGATATCGCATACTCCATAGAAGAATATGACGGTAATGAACATGTCGCCGAGACACATAGAACCTGGTATTGATGGAAATCGTGACAAGAACGTGACAAGCGATGCTTAAGTATTTGATTAATAACGAATGGATGCGGGTTCAATTCCCGCCGCCTCCACCA